CCATTGGTAAAACTGTAAAATATTTTATCTCCAGTTTCAAATGGAACAGCAGATCCAAATTTTATTGTTGAAAAAGTCGTTTCATCATCTAGTGGATCTTCTAATATTACATTATTAGCATCTGCAAAATTTGCTGAAATATTTTTTGTATTTATTTTTATTTGATCAAAATACTTGTTAGATATATTTGAAAATGATGGTAATGAGTTTGATGTAATATACGCATTTTCATCATCAACATAAACATTTTGAATATCTGATATTAAATTAGAACCATACTCTATTACAGCACCAGAACTATTTGGTTTATTTAATTTTTTTCTTAACTTAAATTTTTCTTTATCTTCTTCGGTAACAAAATCTGAAATAACACTATCACTTAAAGTAACAGAATTTTCATTTTTATTAATACTCACTACACGAATTTCATCACTTGATGGTATAATATTATTACTATCTCTTTGAACAATCTCAACAGTATCACCAACCTTTAAACTTGATTGGTCAATTTCACTACCTAAAGTATGAGTATTACCCGATTTTTCTACAATAAAATATGAAGAACTCGTATTATAAATCCATGAATTTGCAAAAGTTTCCTTATATGTTGCATTACTTTCAGGATTTTGAACTTTATCACCAATATGTTTGATAGAAATTATTTCTCCTTCATTAACGTCAATATTTCCCTCTTGTTCAAACTCAGAAATAACTCCAGTTAATCTTAATACTACTTTTTTATTTAAGTCACCATCCTCAAAACCAAAATAAGTTATGTTTGATCTAATATTTTGTATCGGTTCTATTGCACTCGTAATACCTGTACAATTCAAAAATTGATTTACTGTTTTATCAGTGTATGTGATTGTGTTTACACCTGATATAATTGTTCCTGTAGTTCCAAAACCAACTGTTGAATCAACAGTAATTACACTCGCACCAACTGAAACATTCTCAATTGATTTTGTATTTGGAACAACTATAAAATCACTTCTTACATCTGAATTATCATCATATCCAATAAATAAACCAATCTTATAGTAAGTTGTGATTCCACTCAAACCAGAATCAGTTCTTTCAAAAGGTTCAATTTCGGATATTGATGCGTTTACATCAATATCAAGATCACTTCTAAACAAAGTTTGTCCAGTCAATCCTTTAAGTAAAGATTGTCCTTGAAGTTTTCGAGGATTTCCTTCTAAAAGTTCGGCAACACAAACTCTTCTTCGCACATAATTTGCAAATGAGGGTTTTATTAATCTCTCTTCTAAATTAAGAATAGACGGTGTTATACCATATAAAACATTAAATAATATTCGAAATGACTCATCTGTTCCTTTTGTCTGATATAGTGACCTTGCTTCTCCTATAAATGTTCCAACGTCTAAATTTGATTGAAAATCAGTTTCCTCTAATCCTGGTAAAAATGTTGCTTTAAATTTTTTATAAAATTCTTTTAAAAATAATGAACTTAAATTCTGAACAGAAGATGATGTAACGTGACTTTCTGCTGTTGATGAATTAAATACCAAATCGTCCTTTTCTAAATCAGCATGATAGCTAGTAATTCCACTAAATCCACGAATACAACCAGTAAATGTATTTGTAGTTAAACCAGTGTATGTAATTATTTCATCATCTATCTTAAATAGTCCATACTGATTAGGGAATCCCTTTGTTGATGAAACAACAATTTCAGAAGTTGTTGATGTTATTCCTGAAGATAAAATTGTACTATCAACTATGACTTCTGGTGTTAGATTATTAATATCAATATATTGCTCTAAATTATCGGAAATATCAGTAGGACCACCTTGATACTCTTGTGAAATATAATATTGTTTTAAAAAATCAACAGTAAGAGGACTTTCATCCCGAATAAAATTGGGAAGTTGATTCGATAATATATCTTGTATTTTTACTTTACTTACAATCCCTGTTTGTATCATGTCCTAATTATTTTTCCGTTTGGATAACTTGATGAGTAGAAATCTCTAGTAAATTGAACTCCAGAAACTTCGTCCCCTGATGAAATAACATCTCTTACCATATTTATTGAACTATTTGAGATGTTAAGTGAGACATACAAATCTTTTAATCCGACAACATCATTTGATCTTGGAAATGCTTGTACTTCAATAATATTATTAGGTTTTTCTGTTGATAAAAAATTAACTGTGGATACATTTACTTCACCTTTTTCATAATCGATTGATCCTGCATTTGAAATGATATTACCTATTGACCCATCTTCTAATATTTGAATTATACGTAAAACTCCTGTTGTAAGATCAGAATTTGGAATATCTGATAGATAGAATGTTCCTGATTTTCCAAAAATTGTAAACCCAGTTGATTTTATATTAAATCCACTAGGATCAACGTAAAATTTATTACCAAAACACAATTCATATTGTGAAAATTTGTTTGATACTATTTGTAAATTGCGGCGCATTCTAATTTTAGTTATATTTGATGTAATTCCTTTATTACTATTATCAATAACACTTAACAACTTACTATATTTCAATCTTCCACCAAATTGATTTAAGTTAATTGATTGAGAGTATTTTGTGAGAGAATCTATGACAGTTGTTTTTAAAGAATCAGCTGATGATATAAAAGAATCGTTATAATACACATTTGAATCAAGTTCAATATATAATATTTTAAGATCTACAATTTTTTGATTAATACCTGAAATTGTATATTGCTTTAATTTTGATAAAATTTGATTTTTTGAAAAATCTGATAATAAATCACCATTTTTGGGTTTTATACTGATTACAACTGTACCAAATTCTGGTGGATCTAATTCTTCACCACCGATTACTGAGACAGACTCTGTATTTGGATAAATTTTCTTAATTATTGACTCATAATCCCTTGATGTAACTGCTCGATTCTGAGATGAGTACGTTATTGGTGAAAAATACTTAATTGAGTCAATAGATTCAATATTTCCTCCATTTTGTGCTTTGACATTCGTTATAATTGATGGAGTTTCAAAATTTACGATTGTGTTTCCAGATTTTAATATTCCAGAGAAAGTAAAAAATTGTGCGCCATTTCCTTCCTCACCATCTGTTGTAATATATTTGACAATAATTTCATCACCATCCTGATTAGCACCACTTCCTAATTTTTTACCAAAAAATCCATCTCCAAATTTTAATTCATATCTTTCATCCTGTATTTCTTTGATTAAGAAAATTTTTGAATTTGAATCAATATTAACAATATCATCTATTAGTGTATATTCAGTTCCAGTTACGTTACTTCCATCTGGTCTGACATAAACAACAATTTTTGAAGTATCTATAAATGCATTATCTAATATAAATCTTTGATCAAGTGATCCGTCATATTTAAATGTTTTTTCTAGGTAAGTTCCTTGATAAACATTAATATTTTCAAACTTTGCAACCCCATCAACAACATTTACACTTATTGGTTCTGTAATTGCAAAAGTATATGTCTCATTATCAACGTCTCCTGTGCATACTATACCAGGTTGTAAGGTGACTGAACTCACACTACTAGTGATACTAACATCAAACGATATTTGTGCGTTTGCTGCCGTTCTAGACCTTGGTGTATATCCAATGTTTGATGCTAATGAAACCACATTCTCTCTCAAAGTTGCAGAATCAAGGAAAGATTCGTTTACAACCATGTTTGAGTTGAATGCAGTAATATATGTGTTATACGCAAGTGTGTCAATTAAGACAGAAAAGTTTGAACCATCAAAGTCAAAGTCCGAAAAATTAGAATTTGCTCTTAAATAGTCCTTAATTGATGTTTTTATCTGATCGAAATCAAGATTTGTAAAATTTGAGAAAGGCATTTACCTTGTTGCCTCTAATATAAATGAATATTCTTGAGTTGGGAACTCTTGACCGACGATATCATAAATTACAGTGACTTCAAACTGATTCAAATCAGGAAATGGGTCAACTTCAACCCTTACATTATCAACTCTTGGTTCAAAATTTTCGACTGAAGTCTTAATTTGTTCCTGAATTTCGTTTGCTGTACCAAAATCAACAAAATCAAAGAGACTTCGGTACACATCTGACCCAAAATCAGGGTTAAAAAATTTTTCAGACGGTATTGTTTCGACAATATTACGCACAGATCGACGAATTGCACTCTCATTCTTGAGAATTGGTAAATCTTTAGTGACTGGGTGGGGTAAAAACGATAAACTAATGTCTTTAAACGCTCTTGATACCCTTTTGATTGCCATGAACCAAGTTTTATATTTATTTATACCGTTTTTTTAACTATTTTTTTGACTTTCACTTAGAAATTCAGGTTTTTTCTCCTCATCTTCCTTAAAATATCCATCACCATCATATTCACTGATTAATTTTTTACCAGATTTGTTAAATTCTTCACTTTTATCGACTTTAATTACCATTTTTTTTCCTGTAATGATTTATTTATCCCAATTCTGGTTCATTATTCTCAATTGCCGTATTTCCTGCTCCAACATTCATATCAACAGACCTTTCTTTAGCAGTTTTCCAGAAATAATTCTCTTCCGACCCCAATCCGTCACGATCATGACCATTCTCCACCTGATAATACACGGTTGATACCTTAAAATCAGGAATCTTAGGTGTCTCAGGAGTGATACTATTGTCATATATTCTCATTCTGTTGTTTGGATAGAGACAAAACTGCCCATTGTCCAATTCTAAGAGGTTATGAGACTTATGTTCGGCAGGTTGTTCACTGGTTGAGTAATCAATCGCATCAACATCAGAGTGATAGTTGTCAAGAGTACATATGTACGTGCCTGTCTGATTGCCAAAATCCCTTGTATAGACTTCATAGTGCATTGAACCGATAAACTGCTTCTGAACGGCAACCACACCATAGTCCATACAATTCCAAAACTGTAGATTATGAAGTGTCATATCAGGATCTGGTATCTCTGGAGACGAGAGAAACGCAGAGATTGGTAACTTATCAAACATTGCTGCATACTCAGGTAGATAAGTTTCAAAATAAAAGGCACGACCAGGTATACTCTTTGCTGATACCCAGACTCCTTTGACAAATTCACCGTGACCACTCTTATGGTCGGTCAAGTATTCTTTTCTCACCCATACCTCATAGGAGGGTAAGTTTGTAATTAATGTAGACATTGTTAAATTATTGTAGTTATGCTACTAAATGTATTCCCCACTGTATATTATGAGCTGTCATAGTTCCACTCGCACTATTTCTACCCACTCCGAGTCTGGTTCCTGCTGTAAACTCCCATAAGTTAAAATAACTAATGTTCGCATAATCGATTGAAGTATGATCCATTATCTCAACATAAGTTGAAAGTGGTAGATTTCCTCCTCCCATTGTATATGCCATCACCCATATCACTCTACCTGGTGTGATATCACCATAAGCTACATGTGCATTAACAGCATATACTCCATCGACAGGACATACAAATGTGTATGCATTCGATCCTGATGTTGTCCAACCAGTTGTACCTTTTTCAATTTGAGCATTTGCCTGGGCAATTCCAACATTTGCAGTGGTGGTTGTTAATGATCCAACACCACCTAATACATTAGTCATATTAGTCAACAAAATGGGTTTATCGATTGTTCCGTTAGAATTTAAGGCAATATTATCTCTAGTGCTATCTACATGCCTAATTGCATTTACTTTTAATAGTGACATTTTTTAACCTTTTCCTACTCTTCGTATTTATCTT